CACCGGCGGCGGCAGCGTCGTGCAGGCGCACAAAGCCACGGTTGATAGTGCAAGCAGCATCGGCTTGAACGGGCACATAGACGGGAACCTCCTTGATGATGGTGTCGCCCTTCTCGCGGACGACGCGGATACGGTCGACGTACTGGGTGACAACCTTGACGGTGGCCTGCGCTTGTCGCTCGCGGACGGCGGCGACCTGCAGGGTCTGCTTCTGGACGGCGGCGTCCCACTGGGCTTGAACGTGGCCCGCACCCTTGATCCAGCCGAAGCCGATCAGGGCAGCGGCGAGCAGGACGAGGGCCAGCCAGCGGTACGGCCACGGAATCAAGTTCATTGCGCTTCCCCGATGCACTGGCGGTACTCGGCCTCGCGCCGTGTGGCCAACCCGCCGCACAGGCGCGCATTGGCAGGCAGCGCGCAGTCCTTGCCCTGGAAGAAGCGCCAGCGCAGCAGCTCGGCACAGGCTCCGGCGTAGTCCTCGGCGTTGAGTTTCCTCACCAGCGTGGACTGGCAGAACGCGCGGCTGCCGACGTTGTAGGAGAAGCTCACCAGCGCGTCGTACTCGTGCTGGGCCAGCGGCACGGTCACGCACGTTTTCAATGCGCCCTCGAACTGCTGCACGTCGGTGAGCGCGCGGGCCAGCGCCTTCGGCGGCGTGGTGGTGTCGCCCAGCTTCACGTCGGTGGTGGTGCCAAAACCAATGGTCGGCACGTCGCCCTTGACCGGAATCACCGCACGGTCGGTGTAGCCCTCGTTCAGCACGATGCCGACCAGGGCGGCGGCGGACAGCGTCAGCGCGGCCACGGTGCGTCTTTGCGGTGGCCGGATCATCGGTGCATCTCCGGCTGCGCCACGATGCGGGCCACGGTCGCGCCGATGCTGGCGGCGAAGGCCAGCAGCACGAATGCGCCCCTTGGCATAACGTCCAGCAGCACGTCGCCAAACAGCGGCACCACCACTTCCGCCGCCGTGAAGGTCGCCGCCAGCAGCGAGAAGCGGATGCTCCAGGCACGACGGAGCACGCGCCGCCAGTCGTCGAGCAGGCAGAGCTTGGGTTTCATTGCGCACCTCCCATCAGCTTCAACTTGATGGCAGCGCCGACCAGCAGCGCGGCCAGGATGCCGGTGGTGATGACCTTCACCGTGGTCTGCCACGCCGTGCGACGGGCATCGCGCCACGCTTCCAGCAGGTCGCGCAGCTCGCGGATGTCCTTCGCGGCGCTGCCGTTTTCTAGGCCGAGATGGGCGAGGCAACGCTCGGCTCCGCGTTCGGCGGCACGGTCGAGCAGATCGTCGAAGTCCTCCTTGCGCAGAAGCAGCATGTTCTCCACGAGGGCGGTGGGCGCTTGTTGTTCGGGTTCAGTCATTGCAAGTCTCCAGAAATGCAGAACCCGCCTCGTGGGCGGGTTCTGGGTTGATCGGAAAGTTGGGTTTCAGATTTCGATGATTTCCAGCGTCAGGCTGGGCGCGACGCCTTCGATGACGTCATCGCGCACGAACACCTTCTGGCCGATGGCGGCGCTGCCGCGCGCGCGGATCAGGCCACCACCGGGCAAGGCGACGGTCACGCTGCCTGCGCCGACACCCACCACCGTGCCCGCCTGCAACGGCGGGTCGGGGATGAGCTGGCGGAACTGTTCGTAGAGGTTATGCATGGCTCTGCACTCCCAGCGTCTGCCAAACCTCCGGCATCCCGGCCTCGATCTGCGTCGAGCGCACGAGACCCAGGCGGGTCACGCTGCCGTCCTGGTACTCGACGAACGCACCCGGCTCGATGATTCCGGTTTCGGCCAGCACTGGCAGGCGCAGGCTCACCTCAATCTGCTGCCCGGTGTCGGCCAGCACGGCGATGCCACGCTGGCGCGCCGCAGCGGCCTCCGTGATCAGCGCATCGACCACCATCGGGGCCAGCACATCGCCAGCCGTGCCTGCGCGAGTGACCTGACCCAGCACACCGACGTCCTCCCCGGACACGAACACGCGGTTGTAGCCGGGCTTCTCCACCCAGCGCAGCGATTCGCGGGCCACGGCATCCACCGGCAGCACGAAGTCAGGCGTGACGGTGCTCCATTCCCACGGCGCGGCCGGATAGCGATGGCGCACGCGGATGCTCTGGTCGGACGGGTGCGGGATCAGATAGCCCCCGGCGGCGCTGGCAATCGCAACCAGGGCTTCCATCCAGGTGCCCTGCTGAGTGAATACCCCGGCCGGGACGTTCCAGTCGGTCAGACCCCAATCGATGTTCCAGCCCAGCGGGATGCCGTTGAGCGTGAGCACGTCGTCCATCAGCTGCCGCGCCGTGCGCGCCTGCGGCTGCTGGAAGTTCATCACCGGCGCGTAGGGGGCGGCAAGCACGGCGTTGCGCCCACGGCCCGAGATGCGGATGCTGGCATCGCCAAACACCCGCTCGCGGCTGATGCTCTCGGCCAGCACCCGAAAGGCTGTGCCGTTGACGCTGGCCACCAGTTCGACCGGGCCGCCGTTGCTGCCGGGCGCGACGAGGCTTTCTGCGGCGGCGGGGAGCAGTGCCTCGAAGCCCCACGTCCAGGACGCGGCATCGAGCGACAGCGAGAGATTGAACACCGGCACGGGCAAGCCATCGGGCAGCCGGTGCAGGGTCACGTTGTTGATCACGAAGTAGACCCTCCGGATAGGAACGACCACCGGCTCGCCATCGGGCGGGTCGATGTGGTTTTCGCAGAAGAACAGCAGGTGGGCACTGGCCGGAGCCCGCGCAGCGAACAGCAAGTGGCCGCTCGGCTTGTAGCAGCGCGGCGGTTCGGGCGGCTCGGGGATCACCCACACGCTGATACCGGGCGGTGGCCGCATCGCTTCCTGGTACCGCCCGCGCCATCCCACCGGTCGGCGGCTCACGCTCTGGAAGTTCGAACCCTGGCACTGTGTCAGCGGTCGGGCGTTGTGCCAGCGGGCGAGCCGACCGGCGCGCTTGCTGCGGTCACCGTCCTGATGCGCGAAGCGCGTGGCGTCGCGCAAACGGGTGGCGTTCTGGAACACGCCCGTCCGAATCTGCGCGATGGGAGTCGCGTTCTCGTGGGTGAACCCGGTTGCGCCGTGCAAGCGCGTCGCCTGCTGCTGGCCAGTGCGCCGCAGCAGCGGCGCTGCCAACAAGACCGGCGGCAGGCGGTGCGCGATGCCGTGCACCGACACAGCCCCACGCTGCCACGCAGCGCCCCAGCCTGCGGGCGTGGCCGTCGCATCCTGCTGGCGCTGCGCTGCGCCGTCCTTGTGCTGCACGGCCTGCTGCCACTCGTGCGCAGTTTGACCCACCGTCGGGCGCTGCGTGCGCGAGGCGTAGCGCACCTCGCCGGTGAGCACCACGCCGGGCAGGCTGGCCACGCCGACGTTGAGCGGCACGCTCGGGCGCAGGATGAGCGTGCTGACTGTCAGGCCCGGCAGTTCTGCCAGCAATTCGGCTCGGGCCGGAGGGATGAACTTGATCACGACGACCGGGAGCGGCAGCGTGGCACGCACCGTCACATCGTCGCGCGGGGCGATGTAGTTCGCCCCGAACACCAAGTTGGCGTCGGCGGCAGCCGGTTGATCGAACAACAGATCGACCAGCGGGGGGCCGACTACCACGGTAGCGGCGGGCACGGGCAACGTGGCGACCAGGGTCACCTCGTTGGGAGCGGCAGGCACGGCTTATCCCAAGATGGCCGACACCATCCGTGCATCTCCACCGAGATACAGGTTGGTGCTGGCCAGTTTCACGTCGCCACTGCCGTCGGTGCCGCTGCAATCCAGATCCAGGGCATTGACCTCGTTGCCGTTGACCAGCCGCGCCCAGGTGGCGATGCCAGTGGCCGCGATCAGCCCATCCTCCTGCTGCGTCAGTGTGAGCAGCCCACCCGCAATCGTGCCCGCAGGCTTGGTCAGCCTGATCTCCACCAGCATCGCACTGGTCGGCGTCGTGGACGGCGTGGCAGGCCGAGTCCCACCATAGATGCGCAGTCGCGCCGGGCTGGCCCCCGCGTCGAGGAAGGCCAAGGTGCCCGCCAGCCGCGCCTCGTTGTGTTCGACAGTGATGGCAACGGTCACGGCATCAACTCCGGGCGTAGGTTGTCGGCGATCACGGCGCGGTACATCTGCTTGTGGTCGTAGCTGACCACGGTGTAGCGCTGGGAGAGATCGATCAGGTCGAACCGGTAAGCGCCCGTGGGGTCGCTCCAGGTTTCGGCCACCAGGACGCGGGTGTTCTCGCTGATGAGCTGCACCCGCCGCACCAGAGGCTGGTCGGGCTGGCCCTTCTCCTTGACCGTTCCGGCGATGAAAGCGTGGCCGCTGAAGTGGATGTCCTTGCGACCGTTCGGAACCGGGTGGAAGTGCCAGTCGTAGCCACCACCTCGGTTCCACAACTCCGAGTTGGGACTGTTCAAGCGCATCAAATCGCAGTCGGCGTTGACGCCGATGGCGGCGGCGGGATCGGGCAGCACCGAGGTCGATCCACCAGCCAGGGGCAGCAGATCGTCGGCGGCGTTCACGCCCACCGCCGCAGGAAACGCAGGCAAGCCCGAAGGCGTGTCACCCGCAATGGCGCGTACGCGGGCCGTGGCTCCGTACAGAAAGACGCCAGGAATCAGCTTGCCCCGGTAGGCAGCGTCTCCGACCTGGAACATCAGCACGCCACCGGCCTTGAACTGGATCAGTCGCGCCCACGGCACGCCATTGGCATCGAGGGCTCCGACGATCACCTCGCAGCGCAGAATCGTCCGTTGGCCGACGTTGAAGGTCGGGGCCACGTCGCCCAGACCGGCAATGGGCTTCGCGCCATCGTTGACGCCGCCCGTCACGCCCGCACCATCCCCGAAGCCGCTGTTCCAGCGCGAAACACTCCATGCGCCGTCGAGATGGGCGAATCGGTAGCCCTCGGCACCGTTGCCCGTGGTCATCCACAGGCCGATGTGCTTGCGGGCGCTCGGGTCGGTCAGGAGCTCGACATCGGCCTCGAACCAGAAGTCACCGTGCGCCGTCTCGTTGAAGCGCAGGATCGACTGGGCGTTCGGGGCCGTGATGTCGATGGACTGCTGGGCGCTGTTGTGGCTGGCGGACATGCTGCCGAGCACCGTGGTGTAGCCATTCGCCGGGGCGGTGGCGAAGGTATCGCTCAACGGGTAGCTCATGGATCACCTCCACGGCCCGGTGATGTCGAACGCGATCTGCGCGCCTTCGGTTTCCGAGCTGTACTGCGTCCTGACGAGCAAGAAGCGCTTGCCCGCTTGACCGACGACGTTGTCCACAATGGTCTGATCGCTGTAGGGGCGGTCTTGGGGCATCCACAGCATCCCGGGCAGGATGCCGCGCATATGGCCATCTTCCTGTCGAACGTAGGTGGGCAGCAGCCACAGGCTGTAGTCCGCCCCATTCGGGAACGGTGTCGGGCCCCGACCGCAGATCTGCTGGCCGTTATTCGTGTTCAGGGAGGTCAGCCCGAACCGCACCGGGTTGCCGAGCTGGGTGTGATTGCGCAGCAGCACCTTGCCCGTGAAGTCCAGGGACGAGACCAGACCGTAGCCGCTGAACTGCCCTGGATAGCTCCAGTAGTTGCTCATCCCAGAGTAGTTGTCGTCGGCGGCCAGCACGGTGGCGTAGTTGTCGCCGGGTTTGAAGCTGATCAGATCGCCGAAGCAATAGCTGTTGCGGCCATACCAGCCGTAGCCCGCTGCATTGGTGCAGAACAGGAAGAACAACCGGTCGTCACCGATCAGCACCCAGTTGCGGCCACCGCCGCCGCTGTCGCCGTTGCTCTCGTACTGATTGCTTCGGGCGTGGAACCATTTGTACCAACCCCACTGGCTGGCTGTGACCTGCTTCCAGTTCTGCGTCGGGTTGTTCGGGTCGTAGGGAGCCTGCGCGCCCACGATGGTGTCGATGTCCGAGAGGTCTTCGACGATGCCGACGTTGGCCCACTTCGCCCACCCCGTCGTGTAGTTGGGCGTCTTGAGGCTGTTGTCGATCAGCAGGATGTTCTGCGGCGACTGCGGATTCTTGCTGCGGTAGGCGGCCTTGCCCGTTCCCGCGAACGGCTTTTCCCAGCCGAGTGGAGCCACCTTGGCACTGAGGTTCGTGGAGGTCGTCGCGGGCGACACTGGTGCTCCCGTCACCGCGTAGGTGAAGGCGGTCGTGGTCGTCGTCAGTACGCGGAACGATCCGTTGTACTCGGGTTGCTCGGCTCCTGCGATCTCGACCACTTGAAATGGCCGATAGGCGTGCCCGCTGGAAATGGTGGCCGTAGCGATGCCATCGGCGAAGGTCAGCGTGTCGATGGCCTTCAAGGCGAAGCCGTTGACGAGACAGGCGTCGAGCATCGTCACCAGATCGCCCCAGTTGTTGCTGATCTGCGGCGCGCCGGTCATGCCGCTGTTGAAGTATTTGACGGTGAGGTCAGCCATTGCATTGATTCCTTATGGTCAAGGGGTGTCGACGTCGCCGCGAATCAGCAACGTGAAGTGGTCGTCGGGCACGGACTCCGGCCCCTGCTGGACGGTGCGCACCACCCACACCGGGAACTGGCTGCCGATGGTGTTGAAGCGCAGCACGTTGCCGGTGGCCCAGCCGTTGCCCCAACCGAGCGCGGGCAGGCGGAAGTACGGCACCCCGGTCGCCGGGTTGTTGGGCGCGCAGTCGGCGCTGGTGTTGCCGGTGGCGATCACGCCGACGTTCTCGCCGATGACCTCGAACGAGGTGCTGTTGGTCATCCGCACCACCCAGCGCTCGGTCAGCGCCCCGCGATTGCTGACCGTGATCGGGTACTGCGTGTGGTTGAAGGTGGCCGTCGCGGCGCTGCCCACCAGCTCATCCGACCATCCGCCGTTCCAGGTGCTCTGGTCGAACACGAGGTTCACGCGGGCGAACAGGTCTCCGGCCACCAGCGCGCTGGAGACGAAGCTGCCGGAGACCGGATCGCCGGGACTGGCCAGCGGATAGGCGTGCGTCAGTGGCCGCGTGAAGCTGATCTCGCCGTTGATCTGCACATCGCGCACCACGGCCATGTCCTCGATGCGGTGCTCGATGGTCACCGGCTGGCTGTAGCCCGCCACGTTGGTGAAGGTGACCGTGCCCGCCTCCAGATCGGTGACGTAGCCGGTGTGGATCAGCACGCCGTCGTTGCCAACCACGCGCACCCGCGACAGGCGCACCCGCGCGCAGTCGATGGTCTGGCCGTTGCTGACCGACGTGGTGATGCGACCGGTGTGGCCGACCACCGCAAAGCCGCCCGGCCGGAAGATCGGCACCCGCCCGTCGCTGGGCAGGCGCACCGGGTCGATGCCCAGCAGGGCCGCGTCCAGGGGCAGATAGCTGTAGGCCACGGCGCTGTAGCGCAGGCTGGAGGCCGCCACCGGCTCGGGCCGGAAGATCTTGCCGTCCGGACGGACGTTCTCGGCATCGAACCAGGGTTCACCCTCGTTGCCAGCCGCCGTGACCACGGTGCCAAAGCGCACCCGCACGAGGCCGGTGTCGTAATCGACGTTGCCGCTGACGCCGGATGCGCTGATCGCGCCGTCAATGCCTGCGGTCACGGTTTGCGTGCCACCGACGGCACGGGCGAACTGGATGGAGAGCGACCCCGGGCGCAGCGGCGCGGCACCGGTGCGGAACACGTACTCGCTGGAGATGTTCTCGCCAACGGTGGTCACGCAACTGGCGCGCGTGATGCTGTTGGCCGCGCCCGCCGACCAGGAGCTGAGCGTCACCGCGCCCGAGAGGTAGTTGATGCCGCCGCGCGTGACCCAGCCGCTGGGCGTGAATTCACGCAGCGTGCCCTGACCGTTGTCGCCCCAGGGCTGGCTGCCTGCGATGGCCAGCAGCACCGTGCCGGTTACCACCTGCGCGTTCACGCCCGGCACCAGCCGAAACGATGGGCTGAACGCGAATGTCTCGCTGTGGTTGCTGGTCGAGCCCGCGCTGTTGTAGCGCAGCTTGACGTAGCCGGACTCGTCGTTCGGGTACAGCGACGGCGCATCCACGTAGCGGATGCCGCCGTAGTTGAGGCGGAACATCTGGCCCACGCCCGAGGCCCAGCCGAGGCGTTGCGCGCCATAGACGGGGCCTGGAATCTTGACGGTGACGTCGGGCTGGAACTGCACCGCCCCGGTGGCGTAGTCGACGCTGCCGATGACGACGCCGGAGCGCAGCACGTTGCCCACACCATCGTCGCGGGCGTATTGCGTGGGATCGACGCCGTTCCACAGGCCCAGCCCCATCGCCTGAATCTGCTGCAGCGTGTAGACCCCGAGCACGGCGGTGTCGGTCAGGGTGTTCCATTCGATCTCCAGCGAACCCGGCTCGATGGAGCCCAGGGTCGCGGTGACCGGCACGTTGCCCTGACCGTCGCGCGAGGGGTGCGCGAAGCTGTCCTCCTGCTTGGGGCCCGCGACGTAGTCCACCGTCAGCAGCGCGCCAACCGGCGGCAGGACGTTGGGCGCGAAGCTCAAGAGGTTCTGCGCGACGTTCAGGCTGCCGGTGGCGGCTCCACTGAGCGTGCCGGAGGTGGTGGCGGACGCCGTGCGCGTGCCGGTGCCGCTCTCGTGCGGCCAGGTGATGGTGAGCGTTCCCGGCTGCACGCTCTTGCCTTCGGGCGGGGCGAGCTGCAAGGCCTGTGACGCCTTCAGGGCGGCGGTCGGCTGCTGCGTTTCCTGCGTCGGCACATTCCACGTCAGGATCAGGGACGAGCCCACGTCGGGCAGCGCCCCCAAGGTCACGACGAAGGCCCCGGTGTTCTTGTTGAAGGTGCCCGCGCCGTAGCTGGCGTCCAGCCCCTTGAGCGAGCCGTTGCCACCGTCAGACAGCACGTACCAGCGGCCCTGCGCCATGTAGCTGATGGAGAGCGTGCCGGGCTGCGGAACCGGGTTCACGGTGCCGACGTAGGACTGGCTGCGCGACTCCGGCGTAACCGCGATCTCCGAGCTTTGCGGCGCGCGCTGCAAAGACGCGGCGGGCGTGTAGGTGATGGACTTGCTGTTGGACATCGAGCCGGAGTTCAAGCTCAGGATGCCGTTGGCGTAGTCGATGGTGCCCAGCGTGCCGCTGGCGGTCTTGAGCAGGCCCGCGTCGTCGAAGATCGTGACGCCGTCGGTGGCGATGGACAGCGATCCGGGCAGGCAGCCGCCCGGCAGATTGAACTTGAGGGTGGTGTTCCAGGCGTGGCTGGCCGTGTAGCTCACGGGTGCCGCGCCCGGTACCGGCAAGCCCGCTGCGGCATACGGCGGCACGAACGAGATCGGCGTCTCGGTCTGGGCGCTGGGCACGAGCTGCGTGTAGATGGACGCGCCCTTGAGGGTGAAGTCGCCCACATTGGCCGCTTGCGTCAGCGGCACCACGCCGACGTAGGTGCCCGCATCGGCCACCACCGTGTCGCGCGTGCGGGTGGCGTTGTTGGCGCGCGTGAAGGTGCGCGTCGCGGGCGATCCGGTGAAATCGAAGCGCAGCGCGTCGCTGATCGCCACCGTGACAACCGCCGCCTTGTAGTCCTGGTCGGTGTTGTAGGTGAAGGTGCGTTCGACCACCGAGAGGGCGGTGGCGCGAATGTACTGCTCCTTCTGCGTGGGCAGGCCTTCGTTCTCGATCAGAACGAGGGTCTGACCGACGTTGGGCACGGCGTCGCTCGGGCGCTGGAACAGTTGCACCACGCGCTGGCCCGCGATGTGGTTCTCGAACAGATAGCCCGCCCACTCGGGGCCCTTGTTGAGGTAGGCCTCGATGCGGGTCTGCGCCTGCTCGCGGGTGTCGAAGGTCTTCTTGGTGGAGAACAGCGTGACGCTGACGCGCGCGTCCTGCGGCGGCTCGGCCACGATGACGTTGGCCCCGAAGTAGGTGTCGGTGTCGTCGGTGGCCACCTGCACGAAGCTCTTGCGCAGGTTGACGCGGCCTCCGGCGCGATCCAGCTCGGAGATGTCCGGAAAGATCGCGTTCGAGACGCCGTCGGGGATCACGAGGCCCGTGGGCGCGCCGCCGCCTTCGGGCACGTCCGCCATCACGGCGGACTTCAGCAGTTTCACGTCGCCGGATTGAATCGGCATCTCAAATCTCCAGGAATCGAAGGGTCAGGCGGTAGAAGTCGGAGCCGGATCGCGCCGGAATGCCCAGCACGGGTTCGGCCTCGATAGCTGTCTCCGCGTGGCGGAAGGCGACCGTGAAGACGCGGCCATCGGTGAAGCTCAGTTCGAAGCGGCCCGTGCTGCCGCCCACCGGGATCGCGGCCCACGCCCGCAACTGCTCGACCGTGGCGCGCGTCACCCACGCCATGTCGGGTGCGCCCACCAAGGTGATCGGGCGACCGGCCTGCCGGGTGGCGGACTGGATCAACAAGGCACCCGTGATGAGGTAGGACGTGGACGCCACGGCGGGCGACCACGCGTGCTCGTCGCTCCACAGCAAGTCGTCGGGCAATGGCAAAGCCACCCCGGTGTCGAGGTTCTTCAGTTGCATCGGGAAACCTTCAGGAAGTGCGGGCGCGGGCGGCGTCCAGCAGTTGCAGCAGTCGTGCTTCGTCGCGCGCATCGACCGTTGCGTTGACCTTCTGCTGCCCTGAGGACAGCTCCACGCGCACGGTGCGCGTCGGCGCGCTGTCGGGCAGCGAGGGACGCGGCAGGCTGCGGCTTGCGGGCTGCACCAGACCGCCCGAGGCAAAGCCCTGAATGCCTGCCAGCGCGCGTCCCGCCAGTGCCTGCGCCGGAGCGTTCAGGTTGTTGATGGCCTCGAAGAAGCCTGCGCCGTAGCGAGACACGACCTGCCGGTTCACGACGAACTCACCGGGGGTGAGCATCGCCGGGACGGTGTCGGACTTCGCCAAGCCGCCGCGCCGGTAGAACTCGCCCTGGTTCTGCTCCATGTAGTCGATCAGCTCGCGCTCCAGGTCTTTGCCCCAGAGCAGCGGCTGCGCCATCGCAGAGCGCCACGTCTGCTTGATGCGTTCGAGATTCTGGCGCTCGTTACCGGTGAGCGTCTTGCGGCTCATGAACTCTTCCAGCGTGCGGCGATCCTGCTGCGCCTGCTTGCCGTAGCTGTCCATCGTCTTGCTGCGCATATCCAGACTGACCGATGCGCCGTAGTTCCACTGCAGCCAACTGGTGTATTCGTTCATCCCCTGCAGGCCGAGATCGATCATCTTCAGCGCCTCGAACGCTTCGCGGTTCTTCTTGGGCCTGCTTGGCTTGTCGTTCGGGTCGGCATCTCGCGTCTTGCCGCCGCCGAACATCGCCACCGGGCCGCCGCGTGCAAAGTGGGCGACCCCGCTGGCCAACCGCGAGAGCGCGCCGCTGCCGTACTTCTGCACGGCTGCCTTGCGGATCACGAAGGCACCGGCATCCAAGGTGCGCGGCACGGTGTCGTGGTGGCCGGAGCCGGGCACCGAGCCACCGCTCATCCGGGGAAAGGCCGGAGCCACCGCGCCACCGTCGGCAAAGCGACGGACACCACCACCCGCGCCACCGACCAGACCGCCCGTGGCATTGGTTTCCACCTTGGTCACATAGATGGTGTGGGTGCTGGACGTGTTGCGCCCATTGAGGCTGTCGATCTCCCCGCGAACCGCGCCGACGTTGCTGGCCACCTGATGCTTTGACTCGGTCTGGATGCGATCCAGCGCCTTGATCATTCCCTCGACGTTGGTGATGGCCGCCTGCGCCTTCTCGGTCGCCACCTTCAGCTCGAATTGCGCGTTCTGGTCGGCGTAGGCCTTGAGCTTGTCCAGCGCCTCGCGGGCCTTGGACACATCGGCATCGACCGGCAGCGTCTTGCCTTCCTTCAGCAGCGCCTCGTATTCCTTGAGCTTCTTCTCCGCTTCCTGCAGATCGGCCTGGATCTGCAGCAGGTATTCCTTCTCCGCGAGCGCCTTGTCCAGATCGGCGATGGCCTTGTCGAAGCGCGTGGTGTCGGCGTCGAGCGTGACCTTCAGACCGTCCTTGAGCTTGGCGGTGATGTCGTCGATCTGGCGCGTGGTCTCGGTCAGCGTGCGCTGAATCTCATCGCGTGCGGTGATCGCCGAGCGTGCCGCCGTCTGGTGCGCCTTGGCTTCGGCATCCAGCGTCTGGTTGAGGATTTCCTCGGACTGGCGGATGCGGTCGATGGCGTCACGCACGCCCTGTTTGCCCTGCGCCGCCTGCGTGTCAGCGTCCCGGGCCTTTTGCGCCAGTTCAGCCCGCAACTGATCGGCCTGCCGCATCAGATCGGTGGCCTGCTGGTATTCCTGCTTGCGGTAGGCCTCGCGCGACTGCGCTTCGAGCTGCGTGACCTGCGATACCGCCTGCTCGGACTGCTTGCGCGCTTCCTCGCCGCGCTTGGCCTCGTTGGTCTGGCTGGTGGCCACCTGCGCGGCCATGTCCATCGCCTTCTGCGCGAGCTGGCGGGCAAGCTCCAGCTCGCCGTTGGCCAGCGCCCGGCGCGCCTGCTCCTGCATCTCGGTGATCTGGCGCTTGCGATCCTCGGTGGCCTCGTACTCCGTCATGCCCTGACGGCGGATGTCGCGGATGCGCTCCTCCGTGGACATCGACAACTGGCGCTTGGCTTCCTCGATGCGCTGCACTTCGGCCAGATGCCGGTTGGCTTCGGCGTTGAGCGCGTCGATGTGCTGGCGGTACTCGGAGAGCGCCTGCGTCAAGGTCTGGCGCTTGGTGGCGAGGATGTCGTTCTCGACCCGCTGCACGTTGGCGCGGCGCTCTTCCTCGGTCTGTCCTTGCCGGGCGGCGGCGTCCTTGCGCGCCTGCGTTTCCTGATCGATCAAGCCCAGCGTCTCGGTCGTGGCCTGACGGCGCAGGGTGGCCTGCTGCGTCAGCGCCTCGGTGAGCAGTTGGGTGGACTTGGTGATCTTGGCGGTTTCGGACTGCTGGGTACGTTCCAGTTCCGCCTTCTCCTGCTCGTAGCGGTTCTTCACCGCCTGCACCTGCTGCGCGAGGCTGGCCTCGACGATGGAGGTCAGCCCCTTGTAGGCCTCGGCCATCTTGGCGGTCGCGTCGTTGACCACGCCTTGGGCCTTGCCCACCGCCTGTTCGACCTCGCCCAGCCGGGACTTGAGCTTTTCCAGCGCGGCGTGCACCGCTTCGATGCCGCGTCCGACCGCTTCCTGCGTGCCCTGGCGCACGGCTTCGAGCCGCTTGGCGATCTCTTCGGCGGCGGTCGCGGCGGTGTTCATCGCGCCCTTGGCCGCGTTCGCGCCTTCGGTGGCGTCGGCGTACATCTCGGCGAAGATGCGATTCATCTCCGCGAGCCGTTGCTCGTGGCGCTTGGTGGCTTCAGCGATGGTGTCGGACGTGAAGATGGCGGCGAACACCTCCCACCGGAAGCGCAGCTGCTCGATGCCCGTCATCAGCACCTGCACCATGAAGATGCCCGCCTTGCGGACGATCTCGAACTTCTCCGACAGCCACGTGCCGATCTCCCAGCCGACGATGGCCGCACCGAGCACGGCGAAGGCCACGCGCAGCTTGCCGACCGTGGCGATGGCATTCGACAGGGACAGGTTCGCCGTCGCCCACGCCGCCGCCGTGGTGCTGGCCGCCGTCACTGCCGCCGCGCCCGCCGTCTGCCACGCGATGATCAGCGCCGGGATCAGGCGGTAGACCAGCACCGCGAGGCCGACCTCGGCGATGCGTCCCAGCCACTTCATCACCGTGTCCAGGTTCTCCGACAGCCACGTCAGCGCCTCGGCGAGCTTCTTGGTGAAGCCGGTCGATTCGTCGAGCTTGCTGATCCACTGGCCGAAGGCGTTCGACAGGCGCGTGAAGGCCTGGCTGACGGTCATCGGCAGTTGCGCGTACTCGGCGGCCAGCTTGTCCTTCTGGCTCATCAGCGCGTTGACCACCACGTCGGCGGTGAGCCGCCCTTCTTCGGCGAGCTTCCTCAGCCGTCCGATGGGCACATTCAGGCCATCGGCGAGCGCCTTGGCCAGACGCGGGCTGTTCTCGACGACGGAGTTGAATTCCTCGCCACGCAGCACGCCCGAAGCCAGCGCCTGCCCGAACTGCAGCAGAGACGACTGCGCTTCGGTGGCCGATGCGCCGGAGATGCGCAGCGCCTGCGAGATGCTCTCGGTCAGCGAGAGCGCGTCCTTCTGCTCGCCGCCCAGCATCCGCACCGCCTGCTGGAGCTTGCCGTAGAGGGTGGCCGTCTCCTGGATCGGCACGCCGATGCGCTGCGCGATGGCGAACAGCTCCTTCTGCGCGACCGCGTATTCGCGCTGGCCTGCGGTGGCGAGCTTGAGGCGCGCGGACATCATGTTCCAGGCGTCGGCGATCTGGACGATCTCCTGCACCTTGCCCGCCGCCCAGTTGAGGGTGAGGAAAGCCAGCAACTGCGTCTTGGCCTTGGCGACCTGATCGCCGAAGGCGTTCATCCCGGCCTTGACCTCGGCCATCCCGGCGGCGGCCTTGTCGCCTGCGGTCTTTGCGCTGGAGCCGAACCCGCCGAGGCTGCGTTCGGCCGAGGTGATGGCGCGTTTGAGCCCCTCGTCGGCCCCTTCGAGCGCGACGAGGATGGAAATGCGGTTCGCCATTTCAATCCACCAACCGTAACTGCTTCTCGATTCGCGCGGAGAGGCGCGGAATGCGAGCGGCGACGATGCGTTCGACGTTCAGGCGCTTCTTGAGCACGACCTTGGGCACCAGCACGGCGATGGGCACGTCCGCGCCGCGCTTGAGGCGCTTGACGCCCTCGGCCTTGCGGTAGCGGCGCTTGAAGCCCGACAGTGGCCGGTCGTGTTCCTTGATGTTCTCGGCCATCAGCACGATGTTCCCCTTGGCGTTCTTGATGAAATAGGCGTTGCCGCCGCGCATCAGCTCGGCGATCTGCGCCTTGAAGCGTTTGCGGCCCACGCGCCCGTGCAGCGGGATCAGCATCCGGCCACCAATGACGCCGCCACGCTCGTGGATGCCTGACCACGGGATGCGCGAGCCGACATAGAGCGCGGGCAGCCGACTCCGATCCTTGTCCAGCACCTTGGCGGTGAAGCCCTTGACGAAGGATTTCTTGACCACCGCCATCTGGCCCGCGACGTGGCTGCGCACGTCCTGCTTGAGCTCGGCGGCCTCGCTGGCAATGCCGCGCGCGACCGCCTGCTTGACCTTGTCGCGGAACTCGCCGCCCCAGCGGCGCAATTGCGCCTGCGCGGTCTTGCTATCGATGCGAACCGAGATGCGCATGGCTGATTGCCTGATCGGTGAGCCTGTCGAGGGTCTGGTCGATGTGACGGGCGTCGCCGCGCGCGCCGATGGCGATCAGCGAGAGCAGCCGTGCGTCGCGTGCGGCGTCCTCCCGCGCGGTGGCGGCGGCGAAGCCGCGCACCTGCGCCAGGGTGTAGTCGAGGATGTCCGGCAACCGGTGGCCGTGGGCGATCAGGTGCTGGACGGTGTCGAACCACCCGTGGCCATTGCTGCCGTCGCGCCCGTCCGCGCGATCAGCCCGTCGAGCCGGGGCATCACCGTCCGGGTAAAAAAATCGGCGTTGACCTCGATCACTTTGGCCGCGAGCAGGATGGCCTCGTCGGCATCGAGCGCGTCGACCCACGCGCGCGGTTTGCCGACGGCGATGGACACTGCGGTCAGCAGGTCGTCGCCGCGCTCGCCGAACAATGCCAGCCAGTCGATGCCATCGCCGCCGATCTGCTGCATCACCGGGGTGATCGCACGCAGGAAGGCTGGCATCTGGCCGACCTTGAGTGGATTGATCACCAGCGGCTCGCCGTCGATGACCAGCTCCACCGCCTGCGGGATGAGGGTTTCCAGATCGCTCATGGCAGTCCCCATCACAGTTGCACGATGCGGCCGAACTGGCCGAGCACCGCGTCATAGGGCTTGGTGGTGTCGGCCAGCAGCGAGCCTTCCAGCTCGAACTTGTTGTACTCGTCCGAGATGAAGGAGATTTCCTTCAAGGGGTCGAAGGCGACGCGGTACAGCTCCACCAGCACCTTGGCGTTGCCCTGTGCGGTGTTGACGCCTTCCAGGCGCAGGAACCGCTCGGGCAGCGCCTGCGTGAAGATGCCGATCTCGGTGGCGACGCCGTAGCTGTAGGCGGCCTTGAACGGTGCGGTGAAGCCGGTGGTATCCAGAAACTGGAGGGCACCGAAGTCGGTGTCGGCGGTGTAGTGCGTCCCCGCCGTCAGCGTCGCGGGCGTGCCCGCCGAGTCCGTCACCACCAGCGCCGACACCTTGGGATGGGCAAAGAAGTAGCGGTCGCCCACCACCGGTGCCGCACCGCCGATGGTCTCAGCGGTCACGGAACCGGTGCTGCCCGTGACGTGGTTGCCGTACAGCGCCAAGGCGAGGTTCTCCTTGGTGAACTCCTCGATGGTGAGGTTCACCGTGGCCGATTTCTGCTTGACCATCCGGTGATCCAGCGAGCGCTGGCCGGTCTGGCTCTCGTAGTGCTCCAGCACATCGGTCTTGAGCGAGAGCTTCAGCTCGGCGACGTTGCCGGGCGAGCGCACTTCGATAGGCAGGCCGTCGATATCGCGTTTGCCGAGGAAGACGCGGCCCTGAAAACTGGCGTAGGTGCTCATGATTTGGATTCCTTGCGTTGAGTGGTTTTGGTTTCGAGGGGCGTGCCGTCGCCTTGCTGCTGCGGCACGGGTGCGGACTGGCGGTCGTGGCGGGCGATGCCGTTGGCGATGAGCCAGTCAGCAGTGCTGCCATCAACATCGAGCCTTTCGCCCGCCTTGTGGGCTTGGCCCGCGTGGGTGTGCGTGTGAGTCAGAACGATGGAAGTCATGGGTGTCATCCCCTGGTTGATAGGTCGGTGTCGAGCGTTCGGTAGGTGATCGCGTAACGCGCGGGGATCGTGGCGGCCACCGCATCGGCGTCCTCGACGTCCCACTCGCATTCCTGCTCGCGGATGCCCAAGGCAAGACCACCCAGATTCCGGTCGGCCAGCAGCGCGGTGTGGGCAGCGGTGAGCAGCCGGTCGGCTTCGGTTTCCGGAATTGCGGGAGGCACCGCACGGGCCAGCGCAACGAGGCGCACCGTGAGCTCGCGCGTGACGCGGTCGTTGGCGCGCTCGGTGATGGATTCGGACTCGGGGAACACCACCAGCGCCGGGCATTGCTCCCGGCTGATGGCTACCGTGGGCGAACGGTGCAGCGTCGCCCCAAGCGATTCCACCGGCGTGCGGACAGCCGCCATCACCGCGAGCAGAATCTGTTCGCGGATCGAGTTGCCAGACATGGCGCTACACCCGGGTGAGCTGTGCGCGCATCTCCGAGCCGTCGCCAACGGCCCGGGTGGTACGCACCTGATAGATCACGCCATCGATCTCGACCACCTCGCCTGGAGCCAGACCCACGAACACCGAGGCCGGGTACGACATCTGGTGGTCGGTGGTTGAGGCCAGCCCATCGAACACGGTGTCGTCCGGCGCGGCGAAGCCCACTGGATGCTGCTGGGCGGGACTGCCATCCGACGGTTGCCAGCGGCACTCCCTGAGCAGCCCGGCGTTACCCGCTGAGGCGTAGATCTGTTCCACGATGCCCATCACGCCACCGTCACCTTGACCAACACGCCGGGGCGATGGCACATCGGCAGCGGGTTGGACTGCGTGTGCAAATCGGTGCCCCGGTCGAACTTGCGTGGCTCCTGCTTGGCGTACAGCGGCTGGCCCACCGTGTTGACGGTCTCGTTGAAGTCCGCCGGTGCGAAGTAGGTGCCGAAGGTGTCGATGGTGCCCAGCGGGAAGGCGTGGGCCTCACCGGCAGCGATGAAGCGGCGGGCGGTGCCGCTGGCATCGGTGGCCTGACCACGGTACTCCTCGAAGGTGATGCCGCCGTAGGTGAAACCGCGACGCACATCGTTGATGAGGATGGCCCCGTTCTGCCAGTTCTCGAACGCCTTCTCGACCTTGGCGTGACCGGTGAGCGCAGCGAAGAACTCCGCCGAACACAGGCAATGGACGCCGTTCATGAACTCGCCCTTGAGGTTTTCCTCGATGGCCGCCAGCACCGTGGTGCATTTGGCTTTGACGTTGGTTCCCGCCGTGCCCAACTCGAAGGCCACGGTCTGCTGGGCGATCTCGAAGGCATCGAACAGGTCGTAGAGCACCGAGCCATCGGCATCGAGGATCACGCCCTTGAGCGCGCCGACGCGCAGGTGCTCCAAGGTGATCGCGTGCTTGTTGCGCATCGTCTCCAGATGGCGCGCGACGACGCCCGCGACCGTCTCGGTTTCGGTTTCCGAACCGAAGGCGCGGATGCCTTGCACTTCCTCGGGCAGCACCACGTCGTCGTGCGGGATGTGCGGCACGACGAAGGAGCGCAGCTTGCGCTTGCCGCGCACGCCGACCGTGCCAGGCGAACCCGGCGGCAGCGTGGGCAGCAGGTTGAGCACGCCGTTCATTTCCTCGACGACGATCTGGCGCTGGCGCACCGGCTTGGGTGGCATCAGGTTCAGTTCTTCCAAACGGCCGTAGCGGTTGGGCAGGATGTTGATGGCGGCGGTCAACGCGGCCATCGAGAAGGCGGGATTGCTGAAGGGGTTGTTCATGGTCAGGCTCCTTGACGGACGAGGACGCCCAGCGCCTTGAGCTGCGCAATGGCGGTGAGTTGTTCGGCGGTGGTGATGGCATCGGGCCACGCGAGCGCGTGATGGGCGACGACGGCGTGGCGCGCGACGACGAGGCCGTCATCGCGGTCGATCAAGGTGGCATCGCAGGCTTGCAGCAGCACGCCTGCGGCGACCTGCGTGCCGTCCTCGGCGGACGGGTCGATCTGCTTGTATTTGCCACTGGCGGTGACGATGCCAAGCACCGTGCCCAGCGGCAGGTTTTGACCCGATGCGACCGTGACGCGGTCGCGCGAGTAGAGGTTGGGTGCTTCGTACTTGAGCAGGTCGCCCAGGTTCAGGGGTTCGGCGAGAACGGACATTTCAGATCTCCTTCTTGAAGGCGGTGGATCGCGCCGCGATCTGCTTTGCTGCATCGATCAGCGGATTGCTGGCCGCAGGGCGAACGGCATCGGGCGCGATGCGACTGGTGATTTCGGGACTGGCGTCGGCCTGCGCGGCCAGGAGCTGGCTGCGCACCTTGACGGGCGAGGCCTGCGCTTCGAGGAAGCCAGCGATCAGGTCGGTGCGTCCGGCCAGAGTGCAGGTCTGGGCGATTTCGACGGCGTCGGCCACGGTCATTGCCGTGGCGGTGGAGGCGGCGGTGGAGGGTTGAGGAGGATTGCCAGCAGGATCAGCAAGAGGCCGATCAAGAGCAGCGGGGTCGGTTTGATCATTCATGGATGACTCCATCTGGTGGTTGCGAAAAAGGCCCGCTTGGCTGGCCGAAGCCACCTGAGTCGGGAGTGGGGAAAGCGATTGGGTGAGCTGGTCGAACGCGTCGTCGAAGCCACCGACGGCGTCCGCCAGCCCTGCGGCGACGGCATCCGGGCCGAAGAACAGGCCCGCTTCGGAGGCGCGCACGGCGTCGGCGTCGAGGCCGCGATGGCGAGCGACCGTCTCGACGAAGAGGTCGTAGACGCGATCCACCTCGGCCTTCAGGACGGCGTGCGCCTCGTCGGAGATCGGTTCGTGCGGGTTGAGGTCGTTCTTGCGCTCGCCCGCGAACACGGCGGTGTAGCGAACGCCATCTTTCGCGTCCTTCACCGACTGATCGATATGCATGGCGATGACGCCAATCGAGCCGACGCCGCCGGTGCGCGCGACGAACACGCGGCTCGCGGCGGACGCCAGCGCGTAGGCCGCCGAGAACGCCATGTCGTTGGCCACGGCCCAGACCGGCTTGACCTGCACGCCCGCGCGGATGCGGTCGGCCAGGTCGAACACGCCGCCGGATTCGCCGCCGGGCGAATCGACATCGAGCAGGATCGCGGCGACCTCAGGGCTGGCCAACGCCGCGTCCAGTTGCGCGGCGATGCTGGTGTAGCTGGCGAGGCCCGACACGGCTTCGAGGCCGGAGGTGCGGCGCACCAGCGTGCCGTGAATCGGGATGACGGCGACCTTGCCGGTCGCAGGCGACAGTGGGCGTGTGGTCGGCGCGTAGTCCGCGGGCACGACCATGTCGGTCAGGCCAATGCGCGCACCGAGCACGGACAGGATGACGTCGAGTTTCGGGCGATGGATCGCCAGCGGCACGCCAAAGAGGCGCGCCGCCAGATGTGGCAGCACGGTCATGGGAATCCTTCTGGAAAACGGTCAGGCGACGAGTCAGGAAATCGACTGGCCGCCGGTGGCGTCGGGTGAGACGGCGTTGCGGTTGGGTTCCGCGCTGCCGCCGTCCTTCGATGTGTAGCGAGGGTCGGAATCGAAGATCAGGCCGAGGTCGTCGGCGCGCTGGTTGTCGGCGGCGATCTCTCGGTCGACGTCTTCGGCGTCGTAGCCGTTGGCCGAGATGGCTTCCGAACGGCTCATCAGGCCCGCGCGGATGGCCAGCAACATCGCCTTGAACTCCTTCTCGGGATCGACCCACTGCCAGCCCTGAGGAATCCACTTCACTGCGAGGTACTGACGGCGACGGGCAGGCCCGCCACGCGCGAAGCCCGGCGCTTCGAGCGCCCCGGCGAGCACGGCCTGCTTCATCCACGCCGCCCACACCGGGCGGCACAGCTGATGCACCAGCACGCCGTGCTGCACCATCTCGCAGCGACGCCGGAACTCCAGCATCCCGGCGCGGATGGACGAGTAGTTCACGCCGGTCAGATCGCCGGTGAGTTGCTCGTAGGTGATGCCGATGGCGGCGGCGACCGCGCGGAACTGCGTGCGCAGGAATTCGGAGTACGAGCCCCCGACGTCCGCCGGATCGGAGAACTTGATGTCCTCACCGGGCTCCAGGATCTGCAGCGTTCCCGGCTCCAGCCCGGCGAGCGCAATCCCGTCGGCGTCGGCCGCGCATTCGCCCATCAGGTTGTCCTCGGGGTTCTGACGGGTCACGAAGCCCGCGAACATCGCGGCGGTCTTCTTGCGCACCAGTTCGGCGTCGTCGTACTGGTCGAGCTCGTTGAGCTTGACCAGGGCACGCGACAGCCACGGCTCGCCCCGGATCTGGCCCGGGCGCAGCACACGGAACAGATGGATGATTTCCTTCGCATCGATGCGCACCGTGTCCATTCCGCCCTGGCCGGACATCGGCGCAAGACGCCCGTCCTCGGGATGCGAGCGGTACAGGTGGTAGGCCACACGCCGCCCCAGGCTGTCGAACTCGATGCCGGAGCGCACGACGTTGCCCGAAGGCAGATCGGTGTTCAGATTGATCGGCAGGTGCTCGGGCTCCAGCAACTGAAGCTGCAGCGGCACGACCAGCCCGTCCTCCGGGCGTCGCGGCCGCAGGCGGATCAGGCATTCGCCGCCTTCGAGCATTGCGCGGCAGGCCAGCGCCTGCAGACCGTAGAAGTCGGTCTGACCGGCGGCGTCGGCTTCCGCCGTCCAGTCGCGCCACAGCGCCTGCACTTCGGCCTTGAACGCCTCGTCGGGCGACAGGCTCTGGGGCTTGATGCCGGTGCCGACCGCGTTGGCCACGAAGGCTTCGATGCCTGCCTGCGCCCAGGCATTGCGGCGGACGAGGTCACGGCTCTTGCCACGCAATTCGGCACTGGTCGCCAGCATCGCAGCGACCGCACCGGGGTTACCGGGCATCCACGCCAGCGAGCGACGGCCACGACCTGCCGCCTCGTGAACAGGAGGCTGGCCGAAGAGGCTTCGGAGTTTGGAATACCAAGCCATCAGAACCCCTTGGAGGTCGTGACCCGGATCTGGCGCGGCGCACCGGGCAGCAGACCGGTTTCAGCCGCCTGCTGCAGCAGTCCGCGCCTGACCTCGCGAATCGCGGCCATCAGTTCGTCGACCGAGCGGTACTCGACCGTCTTGTCGGCAAAGGTGACGCGCCGTTCGCCCTTGGCGAGCGCGGCTTCCAAGGCCTGGAGTTGGATTTCTGTGTAGGCCATCAGCGGTACACCACGAGATTGATTTCGGAGGAGTCGTCGAACGACGCTGCAGTCGTCGCGCAGGAGATGTCGACGTACTGGGCCGTCTTGAGGTCGGAGCTGGCGCGCACGATGGCCACGCGCTGCTGGCCGCTGTTGGTGCTGCTGCGCGCGAGCGCCGTCCAGCAGTAGTTCGCATCCGGCATCGCCACCGCAAAATGCACGCGGTACCGGCCCGCTGCCGTGCGCACGACGCTGGCCACGTTATGCGCGCTGCCGATCACGACCTGGCCGCCCACGTAGCCAAAGCTCACCCACACCCGAGCAAGTCCAGGGTACGTGGCGTCGATCTTGGTCTTGACCTCGAAGCCGATGCGCGCCGCCAGGGCGGCGATGCCGGACGCGAGGCTCATCAGGCCAGCGCCCCATCGAAGATCACGACGAAGTCGGTGTCGGTGTTCCCGACATCGGCGGCAGCCACGGCACCGATGTTGGTGCGCGCCTGCAGTTGCTCGGCAACCGTCAGGGTCTGCGCCGCGTCGAACCGCACACGCAGATTGACGGCAGCCAAGAGCGCGTCCAGGCCCGTAGTGCCGTTCTGCAGCAACTGCTGGATCTCCACCAGGGTGTCGTAGGCAGCGTCCGCTCCACCGAGGATGTCGGCCTTGAGCGCGTCGAGCAGCGACACGATCTTGTTCGACGAGTAGGTGGTGACCGCCGACACCTGCGCATCGTCAATGACGGTCGCGGACACGACGGCTGCCTGCAATTCATTGATCGCCGCCACCAGACTGGACTTGTCGGTGGTGGTGAGATTGGCCAGATTGCCGGCCTTGGTTCGGACGTCGTTGAACTCCTGCGCGACGCGGATGACCAGGCTCTCGATGCGGGTGGTAAGACTCATGTGTTCTCCTTGGTGTCAGGACAGCCAGCGGCTTTTGATCACGCGCCGACCGGTATTGCGGGTTCCAGAAGCAGCGAGGCCACCGCGTTGGGTGGCCTCGTTCAATTCGATGTCGTGGATGGGTGGTGGCTCATCCAGTGGGGGCGCTACCCCAAGTTGCCGCTCCAACTCCCGCCAGTGGCGTTCCTCGAAGCGATCCAGCCCAGCCGCCGATGCGGCCGCGCGGGCGTAGACGTAGCAGTCCAGAGCCTCGTTGCGCTCGCGCATCTTTTGCCACTCGCGCACCGGGAAGCCGTTGCGGTCGCGGCGGGTGATCAATTGCTCCGCGCAGAGCTGCTGGATGAACTCGGCGTCGATCTTGGGCAGATGGACGAACCCGGCAGGAAACACCGGGGTCAAGCCGTCCTCGCCGACGTCCGCGCTCTTGCGCAGGTTGTTGTAGAACTCCAGCTTGGCGATGCCGCCCGCCACCGTGAACACCTTGATGCCTCGGCGCAGCTTCTTGCCGCCCTGGGAGACATCGATGGCCGTAGGCGTGCCGATCAGGGCCGCGCCGCGCGGCACACCCTTGACCGCCATCACGCGCGGATCGTGGCAGGCACGCACGAAGGCGTAGGCTTCCTGCGTGGCAAATCCGGTGTCCAGCGCGAAGCGCGCCAGTGGCATTGCCACGCCCGATGCGTGCGTCCACTGCTCGGCCAGCATCGCGGCCAGGGCTTTCCACACCGTGTCGCGGGCCGTGTCGCCCATCAGCACGCGGTGCTCGACCAGCCACGATTCCTTGCCGCGCCCGAAGGCCCAGATCGAGGCCTCGATCCGATCCTTCTGCACGTCCGCGCCGCCGACCAGCAGCAGACCGCCTTGCGGCACGCTGCCGATCCGGTACTCCTCGCGTCGCTCGACCAGCCGTTGCCAGTCGGGCGCTTCGCCTTCCTCGACCCAGGTCTCGCCCAGTTCGGTGTTCTTGAAGGTCTTGATCGCGGCGGCCGATCCCGATTTCTTGTTGACGGCGGCTTCCCACGCGGCGGCGATGTCGCGCCACGAGCGCCAGCCCACCGGGCTGTACAGCGACGACAGGTGAAAGCCTGCCGTCTTTCCCTCGGCCATCGCGCGCCATTCGCCGTGCTCCAACATCCACGTCTTGTGATGCTCGGCAATCCCGGTGTCGCAGGCTTCGCAGAGATAGGCAGCGGATTCCGGCGCACCCTTGTCCCAGCGCAGTTGCTCGAAGCGCAACCACTGCGGGTGGTTGCAGTGCGGGCACGGCACGAAGTAGCGGCGCTGGTCGCTGGCCTCGTACTCGCGTTCGATGGCGCTCGCCCCCGAGATCGTCGGCGTCGAGACGATGAAGATCTTGCGGCGCGCGAAGGTGCGCGTGCGGGCCTCGGCCAGCGAGATCGCATCGCCTTCGCCCTCGACGTCCAGCGGATAGCCGTCGACCTCGTCGAGGAACAGGTAGCGCACTGGCATCGAGCGCAGGCCGACCGCGCTGTTCGCGCCGGTCATCACCAGCACGCCGCCCCGGAACTCCTTGGCCAGAATCGTGTTACCCGAATCCCGGCTGCGTGAGGGCGCGATCAATTCCGCCAGCGCCGCCGACTCCTCGATCAGCGGGTCGATCCGCTGCTTGGAGTTGCGCTTGGCCATTTCCACCGTCGGCCAGACCGCCATCATCGGGCCCGGTGCGTGGTGGATCACGTAGCCGATCCAGTTCGAGCCCATTTCGGTCGCGCCGAGCTGCGCCGCCTTCATGAACGCCACGCGCTCAACCGGCGAGGTCGGCGACAGGCAATCCATGATCGCCTTCAGGTACGGCGTGCGGCTGGTGCGCCAGCGCCCGGGTTCGGCGGANGCCTTGCTGGAGAGCATCCGNTGNCGATCCGACCATTCCGANACGGTGAGTAGCGGATCAGGCGTCAAGCCGTCGCGCCACGCGCGTTCGATCTCAACAGCGCCTTCGTAATCGTNCATCGTCAATCCACGCGCGGGCGCAGCTCGCCCAGTTCGATCAGGTGCTCGCGCACGGCNGCTTCCAGCGTGACGTGCATCGTGTGCGCGTCAACGCCAAGCGCGGANNCCATCTGCCCGGAGATGCGCGCGGGCCAGTTCAACCACGCGTCGCGCTCGATGCGCGCGAGCTTGAAAACGTGGGCCACGGCCTGCGCCCGATCCACCAGTTCCTTCTTGCGGTGCGCCAGCTCCAGGTTGTTGAGCTTGGCCTTGAGCACCTCGTTGACCGTGCGCGCCTGCAAGAGTGAGGTACCGCCCGCCGACATCGGCGCTGTGCTGGTGTCGGCGACATCGCGCTGCGGTGTTGCTTCGGCAGGCGCGGGCGCGGGGCGCGCCCTCGTGGTGCCGACCTTTTCCGGCGCAGCGGCGCGGCGCGGCTGCAATGTGTTTTGTGCCCACTGGGCGTCCGCCGCATCCGGATCAATCGTGCCGTCAGGCAGTGCGGTGATCCGCCCGGTGTCGATGGCCTTCTTCACGGCCACGTGCGACACGCCACGGTGGCGCGCGTAGGCGCGAATCGAGAGTCCCATCGTCACCTTCTTCAATCATCTGTTCGTCATTCCTGCGGATTGAGCTTGGCTTCCATCGGGAACAGCGCGTTCATCACGTCACGCCAACCACACCCCGAAAGGAAACGCCATGAGCCAGATCGACACCATCCTCACCCTGATCGCCCAGAAGCATCTGGGCATCGACACCCTGCAAACCCGCCACGCCGACAGCCTGGACTTCCACGACACGGCGGTGTGGTGCATCCGGGACGCGCTGGAAGCAGCCTTCAAGGCGGGCATCGAGGTCGGCGCGTCGAGCCCGAAAGTCACGGATTCGGAGATCGCCAAGGACTGATCGGAAACCCACGAAACCAAGCGGAAAGCGCTTGGCTTCACTCCCGAACAGCGCGTTCATCACATCGTCATCCACCACCCCCGAAGGAGCAGCCCATGACCAGCACCCAACTCACCCCGGCCCAGCACGCCATCCTCGCCAAGGCCATCAACACCAGCGGCGGCAAGATCGACTGGTTCCCCGACAACATCAAAGGCGGCGCACGCAAGAAGATGCTCGACGGGATGTTCAACCGCGCCCTCATCACGCCCGATGGCGAGGGCTGGTGCGTCGCCGCCGAGGGCTACGACGCCTTGGGCATGAAACGCCCCCACATCGATGCTAAGCACACCTCGAAATTCGAGGCCAAACTCGACGCGATCATTGCCAACGCCGAAGCGGCGCAGGACGCGCCTGACGCCACCGCAGCACCGCAAACCACCGACGCCGAGTTGGAGGCCGACGTGGCCGCGTGTGAGGCCGAGTGGGCCAAGAACGCCGCAACGGCACAGGCCAAACCGCGCACCCGCGACAACAGCAAGCAGGCCGAAGTGATCCGGATGCTGCAACGCCCCGAGGG